AGGCTGACCGAAACGGCGGTCTAACTGCTGACCTAGATCACCTTTGCGAGCCATGTCAAAAATGGTTGCCTGAGTGCCACCCCAACGAATACCAAACACGCCCACATTCTGTTTAAACCCGAGCCCGGTATCACGGATTTTCTTCCCCGATGTAAACGCTTTGAGATTCTTACGAACCATCATGGACTGCCAATGCATGATCTCCTTGCCTGACTTGCCCTTCCACGAGTACTTCATGCCTGACAACGGAGGGTCAACAGGCATACGGCCATAAGCCTCCTGGATTACAGGCTGGACAATTTCTTTAAAGTCCTTCGTGACCTGCCTACGGAGCTTCTTGTCAATGTCATTCAATTCTTTAAGAGCCTCTTTGAGACCAACGACTTCCATGCCAAATTCAGCGGCCACGTTTACTCTCCTTTGCTCTCTTCTTCAGCACATCCAACATGGTGTGCAGCTCTTGTGTATCGAATGGGATTTGATGAGGCCAAAACCCCGTTTCCACTGCTAACTCGCAGAGGGTTCGGAGGTAAGAGCCTCTTCCGTAGGGTTTGCGGTGTCCTCGTTTACAACTTCCACCGAAACCAGTTTCTTGATGTAATCGTCAAAGACCGCTGGCACGGTAATGCTGTTTTGCTTTGCACCTTCAAAGGCGAGGAAAGCGAGGTGCTCCATTGCGACACCGGAGGCAAGGTCAGAAGCGCGAATTTTGAACTTGCGCTCCAGTGCCACAATAGAAAACAGGTTGGTGGTGACCTCGTAGGTGAGGCCGTCAGTCTGTTCGACTGCGAGTGTGATCTTCATGTTGTTTCTCCTGAAGGTTGACGGGTTTACGGTGCGGTTACGTCACGAACCCAAGTGCCACCTGTGAAGGTGACCTCAACGGTGGCAAGTTCGCCCACGGTTGAGTTGATTGGGGTGAAGTCGCTGAGCATGCAGTTCGTGATGATGTACTCAGGGTTGCTAGCGGACTCTGTGGTGCCTGATGGCGAGATGGTTAACACGGTTGTGCCTGTGCCCACGCAAGAAGCGAGGATTGCTTCAACTTCGGATGCGCCGTAGGAAAGAAACAAGGTCATTGAGACTTCTACCGACTGTAAACCACCCACGAAGCGCTCCCCAGTATCCCCGAAGGCGGTGCTAGAAAGTGGTGTCTGACCGACCGTGACGGAAATGGCATTTGCCTGATCGCTGAGGTCTGTGGTCGTTGCGCCCTGCGTGATGTTAATCGTGGCATTGCTGAGGAATGTTGTTGTAGCCATGAGGGCTCCTTTTGGTTAGTTGCGCCGTACGGCTACGGCAACGGTTAAATCATAGGAAGGCAAATCTTGCCCCCCTACGGATACGAGGCCCGGACGTAAATCCGTGACCGCGATTGGTGAGTTCATGATTTGATCTGCGATTTGCATCAGGTAATCACCTGCGTCTTGGTTGCCCGGAGGCGGTGCCAGCACACGAAGTCGAAGGCTGATGTCGCCCACGTTGTATGTAAACGCGGTAGCGGTTGGAAGTTCAATCAGCACAGACAGGGGGCGAGCGTTACGAGGATCTGTAATAGGCACAAGACCGAGAGCAGTCAACGCTGTTTTACATGCGTTTACAGCCTCGTACAAGATGCCTGAAGAACTCACGCGACTTGCGCCCTGCCACAGCCAAGCAGCTGCATAATTCGAGCAAGGTTTACAGGAAGAGCGAGATTGCCCATGCCATCAAAAGCGCCGTATGCGTCACCGCTTGTCCCACGCTCGCGGTACAACTGAGCTGCATAAAGTGTCGCTCCTAGTTCCACGTCTGGCGATGGGACTGTGCCCTGTTGGTCTGTATAGCCTGCCTCACGACGTTTCCGAAAACAGAAAAAATTACTGGCAGAAACGCACTTAGCGATGTAGGCCGTGTCATTTGCGGTCGCAACGTCAATGCCCAAGAAACTGAGGACTAACGCGCTGGTAGTCCAATTTATGCTCTCGGTAAACGTCAGAGTTCCAGCAAGAGCTGCATACGCCTCATCGTCAGCCTGTCCAGTGACCGCATACAAAACCTGATTGAGTTTTGGCACGTCATAGTTGAACTCGAGATAGCCCTGCTGGTCTTTCCCGATGTACTCCCACTCTTCAACGCTGATAACGGTGAAGGTCCCGTTGAACTTTGCGCCAGCGCCTGCAATGACAACGCTGTCACCGGGCTGAACCTCGGAAGGGGTCAGGGTCTGTACGGCCGACACATCATCAAAGTGAAAACCATGAGTGATTGTGTAAACAGACATACAGACCCTTTCCCGACTACCTAGTGATCAGGCGAATGTGAACTTGACAAACTTGGTTGGGTCAATCATCAGGGCTGCGAAGTACCCCCTCAGAGCGATAGTCCGAGAGAGGGTTGATGGTGATTCGATACTCATGGTGCCCTTTTGCTGTTCGAACAGTTCGTAACCCGATGCGTCACCAACGATGGCGGTGCCACTGGCAAAATTGCGGTCAACTACAACAGACAACCCAAAAGCGTTTCCGCCGTACTGGTTCACACCGAGGTCGCCGTATGCGTTCATTGGGCCCACCTGTGGGAACAACGGACGGTTTGACGAATCGCTTAATGCGAGGACGTTTCGCCAGCGGTCTGGTGCTAGAAAGAGATGGGTAGGCAAGTTGCCGTCAGATGAGCTGAGGATCGTTGCTGCAGCTTCTGCAATTTCTGCCATCCATACTTCAGGCTTTGCCACGTCTGCTGTTGCAAATGCTTGTGTGACGCTTGCGCCCGACACGAGGGTGTCTGCTGCGTAGTTGTCTGTTGCGTTTGCGTAGATACGGCCCATGTCGTCAAGAACAACCTGCAAGATGCCGGGGTCTGACCAGTCAATTTCGGCTTCGGAAATTGACACGTACCCACCGAAAATTTGCTTGGTGACCTGGTTGTTAAACACAACGAGGGTTCCACCTGTTGGGGACTGCTCACCGATAGAAGCACCGATGCTTGTGTGCGTGGTGACCTCTGGACGGATAAAAACTTTACCGCCAGCAGGCATTGCCTTAACGCCGATTGCGTCAACAACTGGACGACGTCCGATGAAGTTGTTGTAAACAGGAGCAACGATTGGTGTTGGCAAAAGGCCCGGTGTGTCGGTGGTGACGATGTCGGGTGCAGCTGCGCGGAGTGCTTCTGACATTTCGCGCCACTGATCGCCACCTGAAACAGCAGCTGCGATGTATTCGGCTGCGGTTGGCAATTTCACTTCACGCTTTGCGGTTGCGAAAATTGGTGCTGTTGGAACAGTCTCAGCCGAAGCCTCAACCGTTGGGTTTACTGTTGACATGGTTTCCTCCTCGGAAATGTCTTGGGGTTGGGGTTCGACAACTTCTTCTTCTGACTCTTCGTCAGGCTGGGAAGCAGCGATTTCTGTGATGACTGCGTCCGAAAACGCAGGCTGGGCGACGAGCGATATCTCGATTAGGTTGGCCTTCGAGACAACCATGACGCCGTTCTTGTCGTACTTAAACTTGATTGGAATGGCACCAACGGACACGGAGTCGTAAGCGCCAGCCTTGATGAGTTCAATGGCCTCATCGGATGCGCGAGTGTTAGCAAACTTTGCTGTAAACAAAAGACCCTCTTCGGCTTCAACGAGTTCGGTGACAACACCACGCAGCTGCGTCATGTCGTGACCCTCAAGAAGTTTTGGTGCTTTAGCGTTTACATCGAAAGCGCCACGCTTAAACATGACTGACTCACCCGAGGAAACTGCCGCTGGAGTGTCCCAAGGAACAGCCACACCCGTAATGGATCGGGGGCTGTCCTCGCCAGCGGCAGCGTCCAAGGTGACAGGCACAGCTACAAACTCAATCTTCACAATTCATCATCCGTTTCATTGTTGGGCATTCCACTAGGGGAACTGTCTTCAGATCCTTCGTAGTCCTCAATGTCAAACTCGACATAGCGGTTACGGGGGAGAACTTGGGCGCTGGAAAGGGTCTGCTCAATAGCATCCATGTAGATACGAGCGCCAAACAAGTAGAGATCCTGACGTGCCTGCTGGGCGTTC